CGGCGCGCTTCTGGCAAGTGGGGATCCATTCCACCCACGGGAATGAACGGCGCCGCATACTGCGTTACCTATCAGAATATGAAGGATTGGCTGCGCCGTGGTGGTGGCCTGCCAGAAGTGCGTTCCTATCCTGGGAACCCTGAACTGACGAAGCCAGTGATGCTGATTAGCTTCACGTTCGCGCCAGCGCCCGTGCTGTGGTCAGACGATCGTGGCATGGATGAAAATAGAATGCCACGCTGGGGAAGGATGATCCTTCGCATCGCAGATCACCAGCCATTCAAGGCAGCAGACGGAAGCCAGCTTGAACTGGCGCTGGCAAAATACACGGTGGACATTCACAGGCAGGTGGACGCATGAAGAACGCGCGAGTGATCACAGGTGTGATCCTGATCGTCTTCATCGCAGCGCTGATCGTCTGGGATGTGTTCGCTGTTACCTTCGGTGGGCCAGGCGCAACGATCAGTGAACTGACGCTGGGAACGTCGCTGCGCCATCCTGTGATCCCTTTCGCTGTTGGCGTAGTATGTGGCCACCTGTTCTGGCCCCAAAAGAAGACGGAGTGATCAACCATGGCGACGTTTGAAGCGAGTGCAACCTATACAGCGACGGTGCGATCCGTCTGCATGAACGCAGATGGAAGTGCCAGCGTGAACGTTCGAAACACTGACGCAGTAGGGAACGTGATCAGCGACGTGGTGATCGCAGTTCCAGCGGATCACGCGCAGAACGTGACGCACCAGCGAACTGGTGACGCTGGCGTGGCCATCAGCGCAGACTTCAGCGATTCCATCACTGCTGCACTGGCGCAGGCTTCAGCGCTTCTGGCTGCTGTGATCGGAAACGAAAAGCACGCCCTGTGATCCATGGCTGAAGAAGACTTCACCATCAGCAGCGATCCTGACGCCTTCGAAGAAGCGATCAAGCTGTTCCGATCGCGCGTTCCCATGACGAAGAAGGAATGGTCGCAGCTGAACGATGAAGCGCGCCAGCGCGCCTTCACGGTGGCCAGGGTGGCGCAGGCTGACGTGCTGGCGCAGACGTGGGAAGCGATCGATCGTGCCGTCGAGAATGGCACCACGTTTGAAGACTTCGCGGCAGACGTGGGTGATCAGCTGGAAGCCAGCTGGGGAACTGAAATTCCTGGGCGCCTGGAAACGATCTTCAGAACGAATGTGATGGGCGCCTACAATGCAGGGCGCATGGAACTGATCACGGATCCAGCCGTGATGGAAGATCGCCCGTTCTGGCGCTTCGATGCGATCAACGATTCACGGATCAGTGATTTCTGCGAACCCCTGGACGGCAAGATCCTGGCCGCAGATGATCCGTTCTGGGCGAGTCACACGCCACCGCTTCACTTCAACTGCAGAAGCGTGATCACGCCACTGACGCCAGAAGAAGCGCAGGAAGCCGGGCTGACGGAGAAGGCGCCCAGCGTTGAAGCTGCTGATGGATTTGGCGCCATGCCGTCTGGCCTGGGCGACTATGAACCCGATCTGGCAGCGTACCCTGAAGCCATCAGGGATCGCGTGGGCGAATCTTTTGACCGTTGACAGCCGAAGCGCAGCAGGCCACGCTTTTCACAGCATGGCAGCAGAAGGCAATTCGCTGAAGGTTGAACGCAATGCACAGGGTATCCCTGTGGCGTTTGAAATCTTTGCGCCTGGCCCGAACGTCACGAACAAAGGCACCTTCATCTTCGATGATGCTGCAGCCGAAATGGTAATGGCTGGCTACCAGGATCAGGGAAACGCGCTGGTGGTGGACTATGAACACCAGACGGCTGCGAACCCGCCCGTGGAAGCACCAGCTGCTGGCAGGTTCGAACTGGCAGTGAAGGATGGTGGCCTGTGGGCCACTGGCGTGAAGTGGACGAAGCGCGCCGCTGAATACCTGGCTGGGAAAGAGTATCTGTTTTTCTCTCCCTGGTTCGATCACGATGCTGAAGGAAGAATCACGAACCTTCGAAACCTTGCCCTTACCAACTTCCCAGCCACGAAGAACATGCCGATGCTGGTAACAGCGAAGGGTGACACCACAGCGAAAGGATCGCAGATGGCTGACGCAGTGATCGCGAACACCGATGGAAGCACCGTGGCAGCGGCGCCTGGATCGGATCAGGATCCGATCAAGGCAGCGCTGGCAGCGCTGATGCAGGCGCTTCAGGCTGAAGAAGCCGTGGAACCTGACGCCATGAAGGGCCTTCTGAAGAACGCCCTGGCAGCGTTTGGCGAGGATCCGAAGAAGGATCCGAAGGCAGCGCCCACCTGCGCAGCCGATCCTGCTGCAGCGCCCGACGGATCGAAGTGTGCGAAGTGTGGCGAAGCCATGAAGGATGGCGCCTGCGCTTCCTGTGGCGCGCTGGCTTCTGGCCAGGTGGCTGCAAAGGCTGGTGCTGACTTCGCCCAGGTGGCGCAGCTGACTGGCAAGGATCAGCCGTCGGAGATCATCGGCACGGTGGCAGCCTGGAAGGCCAGCCATGGCCAGGTGGCCCAGCTGTCTGCGAAGGTGCAGAAGCTGGAAGCTGACGCTGCGATCCACGTCTTCGATCAGATGATCGCTGATGGTCGCAAGGCAGGGAAGCTGACGGAGGCTGACATCAGCGGCGCCTTCATCACGCAGCTTCGCGCTGCGCCTGGTGGCCACGCGCTTCTGAAGGCGTACCTGGAAACGGCGCACGTCAAGATCCACACCACGGAACTGCGCGCCCCACAGGCTGCGCCTGCCATCATCGAACTGACGCAGGATGAATCCGATCTGGCGAAGCGCCAGGGGATCGATCTGAAGGAACTGGTGGAATTCAAAGCGCGCCGCGCAGCTGAAAGGAATGGGTGATCTTCATGGCACTTTCTGGAAACAAGCCGACGATTCAACTGGACACCACGATCGAAGGGCTGCCTGTGAAGGCTTCCACCACGATCTACGCTGGCGCCCTGGTGTGCAACGATGCCACGGGAATGGCGGTTCCTGGCAGCATCAGCGCCACGCTGATCGCGCGTGGAGTGGCCGATGCGAAGGCTGACAACAGCGCCGGGGCAGACGGCGCGATCCATGCGAAGGTTCGCCCTGGGATCTTCAAGTTCAAGAATCATGGCGCCGATCTGGTGGTCGCAGCCGACACTGGCAAGGACTGTTACATCATCGATGATGAAACGGTGGCGAAGACCAGCGACACTGGCGCGCGCAGCCGTGCTGGCAAGGTGGTGGAAGTGAAGTCTGATGGTGTCTTCGTGGCCGTCGGGCTGGCGTACTAGGCGAACGCACCACCACACCAGATGAACTGAAAGGAAGAAGACAATGGCGAACCAGAATTACAGTGCGAAGGCGGAAGCCCTTTTCCTGACCTTCGACAAGCGCTTTCAGCAGGGCTATGACATGGCCCCCAGCTTCGTGGATCAGATCGCTTCCACGATCCCCAGCACCACGCGCGAGTCGCGCTATGTCTGGATGGATCGGATCCCTGCGCTGCGCGAGTGGATCGGGCCGCGCGAGATCCAGTCGCTCACTTCGCAGGCGTACAGCTTGCCCAACAAGAAGTATGAGCGCACCGTTCCGCTTGACCTGGATGATCTGGAAGACGATCAGATTCAGGTGTTCGCTGGCGTGCCAGAGGAACTGGGGATCGAGGCCAAGATTTGGCCCGATCGCCTGCTGGCTGAAGCCGTCGAGGCTGGCGAGTCTGCGCTTTCCTTTGACAGCGCAGCCTTCTTCAGCACCAGCCATCCGATCGATACCACTGGCGTGATCACCACGAACACGCAAAGCAATCTCTACACCAGCGCAGCGCTGGCAGCGCCCACGCTTTCCGAGGGCCGCAAGCGCCTGAAGTCCATGAAGGGACGCGATGGCAATCCCTTGGGAGTGGGAAGCCGTGGCAAGCTGCTGCTGATGGTGCCGAATGCGCTTGAAAGCACTGCGATGGCGCTGGCGAATTCCGAGATGATCGCGCCTTCGTTGACCTTCGCCGGGAACGCTGCTGGTGGCTACCAGTCGAACGTGCTTCGTGGATCGTTCGATGTTCTGGTGAACCCGTACCTGACCGACGATACCGCGTGGTATCTGATGGACACCAGCCGACCGATCAAGCCGTTCATCTGGCAGCTTCGAAAGGCGCCGAAGTTCACCTGGAAGAATCGCCCCGAGGACGATAACGTGTTCTTCACGAACCAGGCGCTTTATGGCGTGGATGCGCGAGGCGCTGCAGGCTATGGCCTGTACTTCCTTTGCTTGAAGGGCAAGCCGTAGCCATGGCCCGCGTGATCGTGCGCGCCGTTCCGCCTGGTGGTTTCTGGGAGGCTGGCAAGTTCTGGCCTGCTGCAGAAACCCAGGCTGATGTCAGTGACGATCAGCTGGACCAGATGAAGCGCACACCGCATCTGGTGGTGGTAGTGCTTCCTGCTGGCGCGTCTTCGGCTTCTGATGCTGACGCCACGCCTGCAGAGTCACCTGGCCCGAAGCGGCGCCGCGCAGGATAGCCAGTGGCAGACTATGCCACGCTGCCTGATCTGGTGAACCTGGGGATCGCTGGCCAGGCGATCGCCACCATCACGAACCAGGCGCGCCTGGCTGCCATCGCTGCAGCTTCGCGCCTGGCTGACTCCTACCTGGCCGCACGCTTTACACTTCCACTGATCGCATGGCAGCAGGACCTGACGCGCGCAGTGGTGGCGATCGCCACCTACGATCTGATGTCCCAGCGCGGGTTCAGCCCTGCGCCTGGCAGCGACGAGAACATCAGGCTGCGCTATGAAGACGCGATCAGGTGGCTGGAAAAGATCGCAGCTGGGCTGGTGACGCCACAGGTCACAGACAGCAGCAGCGGCGCCACGCCTGGGCTGTCTTCCACTGGTGGTGGTGATGTCGAGACTTCCACCAGCCGTGGCTACACTGATCGGGACAGCAGCAGGATCCCCTTCGGTGGTGACTGATGGCTGGCGTCAAAGGTGACTTCACGAAGCTGAACAGGCTGGCAGCGAATCTGAAGGGCCTGAAGGAATCGGCCTGGCGCAGCGCAGCTGGTGCGACCATGGGCGCCACTGCGCTGAAGCTGGTGGCTGACGGGTTCAGGAATTCCAAGGATCCGTATGGGAAGCCGTGGAAGCCGATTGGTGGCGCAGGGCGCCGCAAGGGGAAGAAGGACAAGCCCCACAAGATCCTTCTGGACACTGGGCGCCTGCGCGCATCCTTCAGCTATCGCGTGGTACCAGTGGGGTTCACCATCAGCAGCGGCGTGGTATATGCCGCTGTCCACCAGTTTGGCCACACCTTCAGCCGTAAGGCGCGCACGGCTGCGATGAAGCGCCACAAGTCTGGCAGCTTTCGCTTCATGTCACGGAAGGCACTTGGCAAGGCCCTGGCGCGTTCCACGAAGCGCCCACCCAGGAACGTGAAGCTGGTGACGATCGGCGCCCACAAGCAAGTGGTGAACGCCAGGCCCATGCTGCCACGCCATAGGCTGGGGCCGATCTGGACAAAGGCACTGACGGCTGCTGGCCAGCGTGAACTGAAGCGCCAGGCGAAGGCTGGGTTGTGATGTCAGGGCCAGCGCAGATTCAAGGGATCTTTGACGCACTGACAGCAGAGATCACCACGCGCAGGCCAGATGTTACTTCGCGCCTGGGCGCCCAGCACCTTCACACGCACGAAGCTGCGCCGCGTATTGTCTGGGTTCCTGGATCTGACTCATACCGTGGGAACAGGAACGCTGCGAACAGAAGGCCATCTGAAGTGGCCAGCGTGCTGACGAAGATCATGGGACTGGGGATCTATCTGTGGGGTTCAGATTACACTGCCACGGAAGAACTGATCCGGCTGTTCATCGCCATGGGCGATCAGGTCTTCGGTCCCAGCTTCAACGTGGTTTCAGGCGAGTGGGATCAGGCTGGCGAAGCTGCAGAACAAGGGATCCTGTATACACTCTTGATCACCATGGATGTGCCCTGTACGCTTTCCATCGAAGACCAGAGACTGACGAAACGCACGATCGTGAATTATCCGATCGCATCGAAAGTGGTGGGATGATGGCCGACGAAAAAAAGAAGGACGCGCCGAAGCCAGCGCCTGCAGCGACGAAGATGCCAGTGGAAGAATGGGCTGCTGCGATCGGAACTGGCACGCCTGCGCTTCCACTGAAGGCGATCCTGCTGCGCATGGGCTGGGCGAATGGCGCAGAGATCAGCGAAGCGGACTACATGAAGGCCCTGGCAGCTGCGAACGAAAGGATCGGATAACACCATGGCGATTCCAGAGGTAAAGATTGAAGTCGAGGATGGCGCGCTAGGTGTGGTGCCAGACTCCCCAGCCCATGTTCACGTCAAGCTGGGGCCTTGCCCTGGTGGCGTGGCCAACACTCTCTATTCCTTCGCCACGCCTTCGGCTGCACGCGCTGCGCTGGGCCAGGGTCCGACGGTGGAAGCTGCCTGCGCTTCGCTTGACGAGGCTGGTGGGCCTGTTCTGGTCATGCCGCTGCCACCGTCCCAGCAGGGAACTGTGAGCGCAGTGTCACAGGTGGGGACTGGCACGGGAACGATCGCGCCAGCCCGCGCGCCTGCGCAGCTGATCACGGTGGAAGTCACCACGCCTGGAACCCAGGCAGGTGGGACGGTGCGCATTCGCACGAAGCTGGGCGCTGGCGCCTTCACTGTGCCCTACGCGATCCCCACCACTGGCGCGATCCTGATCCCTGGAACGTTCACCTATCTGACGCTGGCTGATGGAACTGGCTTTGACGCTGGCGACATCTTCACGATCGCCACCGATGGAACGATCACGCAGACAGCGAACCCTGGACCTGGCACTGGCAACGTCACCACGCAGGCCAGCAGCCCACTGGACGCCTACAGCGTGATCGTCACGATGGTGCTGGGTGGCGCGCTGGGAACTGCCACCTTCACCTATTCGCTGGATGGTGGACAGAACACCAGCGAAGTGAACACCGTTCCTGGATCCGGTAAGTTCATCCTTCCTGGCACTGGGATCTGGTTGACCTTCGCGGGAACCTTCGTGGCTGGCGATGTCTACAGCTTCACCAGCACCACGGCTGGCTTCACCAGTGGCGAAGTCACCACGGCACTTCAGGCCCTGCGCGCTGCGCCCGATGAATGGGCCTTCGTTCACGTTGTCGGCACGCCTGCAACGGCTGCAGCTGCAGCTTCGCTGGCTGCTGTGGTAGACGCGCAGATGGTGGCAGCGGAACCTGAATTCCGCTTTGTCTGGGGGATCGTCGAGTGCCCCCAGACGGAAGGCGACACTGCGATCAAGGCAGCTTTCGCAGCCTTCAGCAGCCTGCGAGTGGCGATCGGAGTAGGTGACTTCGCCCACGTCAGCACGATCACCGGGCGTACCACGCGCCGCAACGCAGCGTGGCAGGTGGCCAACAGAACGGCGAAGGTGGCGCCTGGGACTTCGATCGCAAAGGTGCGCGATGGCGCCCTTTCCCAGATCGGAACGATCGGTGGTGTCTCCCTGTTCCGTGACGAGGCTGTGACGCCCGGCCTGCACGATGCGCGCTTCTGCACGCTGCGCACGCTGCGTGGCAAGGCTGGCTACTTCATCACCATGGGGAACATCATGGCGCCCGTCGGATCTGACTTCAGCAGGATCCAGAATCGGCGCGTGATGGATGAAGCCTGCAGGATCACCAGGATCGCTGAACTGGCCTTCCTGAACGAAGACGTGCGCGTGGATGCAGCTACTGGCTTCATCGATGAACGCGACGCTGCAGCCTTCGAAGCCATCGTGAATGCGCAGCTGACGGCTGCCATCGTGACGCCTGGCGATGCTGTGAAGTCCACTGTGAAGGTGGATCGCAGCGTCAACCTGCTGTCTGTGAGTGAACAGCCAGTGGAAGTCAGGATCGTTCCGAAGGCGTACCTGGAAGCGATCAAGACGAAGATCGGATTTACGAACCCAGCTCTTCAGGCAGCAGCCTAAAGGAAGGTGGACCATGGCGATTGACTACCCACTGATCAATGGTGAACGGCTTTCGTTCGCTGCCATTGAAGCGCGCTTTGACGGCGTGAAGATCATCGGCTTCAAGTCGCTGAACTATGACGATTCCCTGGAAGTGGGGAAGGTCTATGGCACGGCTTCCCAGAAGCTGGGGCGCACG